GCCAGACCCAAAAGAGAACTTGCAGACTGCCTCATCCGAATAGCGGTTTCGACAGGTATTCCCCTGGCTGATCTGCAGCAGTGGTCGCTCACAGATGTCACAGTGGCATTGGACTTTATTAGAGACAGGAATGGTCATGGCTGAAGCAAGACAAACAATCAAGATTCAGCCAGACTTGCGCGATTTTAGGGGACTATTGAAAGCCCTAAATCAAATGGATAAAGAAGCCAACCTAGAACTTAAAAATGATGTGCAATCAATAAGTGATTGGACTGCCGGTGAGATACAAAGAGCAGCTTTTGCACACCCATATTTCCCAAGACAGGCAGCAATCATTGCGCCTACTGTAAGAGCCAATAGAGATCGTATTCCAAGCGTGACAATTGGTGGGTCAAAAGGCCGAGCATCAGGTGGGGCAAATGCCGGGCAACTTTTATTTGGTAATGAGTTTGGTGGGGATCGTAATGCCTACGGCAATTTAACCGCATTCCCTAATGGTGGTTTTAGATTCCCACCTAGAAGCGACAGGGTCGGGCGGGGTAACGCAGGCTATTGGATATTCCCAACACTTAAGGCAGCCCAGCCAGAAATTACCCAGCGATGGAAAATTGCCGTTATGAAAGTTTTATCTAATTGGGATAAGGCAGGTGTTATGTAATGGCTGACGTCAGAACAATGAAATTAAATCTGCTGGCCGATGTAGCAGATTTCACTAGGGGCATTGACAAAGCCGACAGAGACTCAAAAGGCTTAGCCGATAATGTCGATGGTCACTCCAAAAAAATGTCGGCAGCTTTTGCAGCAGCTGCCGCGGCGGTTGGATTCTTCGCAATAAAGCTAGGCGTGGACTCTGTCAAGGCAGCAGCTGAGGATGAAGCCAGCCAAACCAAATTGGCCACAGCCCTTAAAAATGTCACTGGGGCAACTGACGATCAAATCGCTGCAACAGAAAAATACATTGAAAAGCAACAAAGAGCCACAGGCATAAATGACACTGATGTGCGAACTGGTCTGGCTCGCCTTGTGCGATCAACAAAAGATGTGACGGAAGCACAAAAGTTATTTAACTTGGCACTAGACATATCGGCAGGCACTGGCAAAGATGTGACACTTGTGACTGAGGCGCTAGCTAAAGCAAATGATGGCAATCTAAAAGGCCTCAAAAAACTTGGTATTACCTTGGGCGACAATGCCCAAAACATGGTGGAGTTTAATAAAGAACAAACAAAACTAGCCAACTTAAATATGGACTTGCAATCAGCATTAAATGAATCTGGTCTTGCAAGTGAAGATTATGAAAAAGCCTTAGCAAAGGTTGCAGATCAACAAGAAATTGTTAATGCCGTACAAGCCCAGGGCATTGATTATGTTGGCGAATTGACCCGAGAGTTTGGTGGATCAGCTGCCGCAGCTGCCGCAACTTTTGAGGGCAAACTAAAGATTCTTAATACAGCAGTTGGCGAATTAAAAGAGGGTCTAGGCGCAAAACTTATTCCTGTATTGGCAAATGTATTAGAGAAAGTCAATGAAGTTGGCATGGGTTTTGCTGGCGATGATTCTGACAGCTTGAGTCAGCGTGCTATTGAACTGGGCGCTAGTGTCGGCAATCAGGGCGCTTTCAGTTTAGGCGCATCATTAAAAGCGGCAGCAGATGCATTTAGCAAACTGTTTGATGAGATCACAAGCGATGATGCTAAGGAATCGCCATCAGTTTTACAATCGCTAGCCAATGGAATTAACGCCATCGCTGCGGGTATTGACAACCTGCGTGAGGCCTATGCAAAAGCAAAAGCACTCGGTGGAGGCCTTTTAGAATTTCTGATTATTAACCCAGGTGAAGGGCCAAAGTTTGCAGACACTAGCTTAGGCAAGCGCTTGGGTTACACCAAACGAGCAGCAGGTGGCCCAGTGACGGCTGGCCAGGCTTACAGGGTTGGCGAGTTTGGCCCTGAGATGTTTGTGCCAGCAGGTTCGGGATCTATTCGCAAAGACAACGACGGCGGCGGCGGTAATACAGTCATAAACATTAACGGGGTTATTGATGCAGAGTCAGCTAGGCGATCAATCGAGAAGCTGCTGCAAAACAGCGCTAGGCGCACTGGGCCAATAAACCTAGTTGGCGCGACACTGTGACAACTTACACGCCGTATCCAAAAGTGGTGTTTGCTGGCGCGGTTGAATACGCAGACAACACCATCAGCAGCATAGGGATAAGCCTTGGCAGGCGCGACATCTACGAGCAGGCACAGCCCGGCATCGCTAGCGTTAGATTATGGACTGATGCCGACACAGCGCTCAACGTCAATCTGTCGGACAGTGTGGCAATCCAGATTCAAGACTCAACATCGGCCTATCAGACTATTTACACAGGCATAATTTCAGACATTGACATAACACTTGATGCCTACGGCAGCGAGGGATCTGTGGCCATTTACAACATCACAGCTGTCGGCCCGTTGTCGCTAGTCAATAAGCACACAACTGGCGGCCTTGGGTATGCCAAAGAGTTTGACGGCACAAGAGTATTGAACATTCTTAGCGATGTATTTTTGCAAGATTGGGATGAAATACCAGGCGACTTAATCTGGTCAAGTGTTAGCAACATCGCCACCTGGGCAAATTGGGATGGCTCAAACATTACCCTAGTAAACGATTTAGTAGCTGACATAGACACACCCGGCACATACGAGTTGGCAGTGTATAACGGCGGCGTGACGGATGCCCTAGCCCTTGTGCAATCGGCAGCTCAATCGGGTCGAGGTTTCCTATTTGAAGCACCTGACGGCTCAATTCATTATGACTCTTACGGCGCTCGGGCGGCTTATGTGCCACTGACCCTGACATCAGATGATTTACTAGCTGCAGGCTTGCGACAGGCCGCACAATGGGCCGAAATTGTTAATGATGTAACTGTCACAACTCACAACGGCCATGAGGAATACGCAGCCGATTACACCAGCCAGCAATCTTATGGCCAACTCGCAGGCAGTCGATCAACTACCTTGCACAACAATGCCGATGCCCAAATACAGGCGACAGCATTCCTAGAGTCTCGGGCATACCCACGCACCTACCCTGAGGAATTGACAATCCCACTGCATAGCCCAACTGTCAGCGATGCCACACGCGATGCACTGATTGCCATGCTAGTCGGCTCGGCGGTTTACACTCAGCAGCTGCCAGCAGTATTTGGCACAACCTTTGACGGCTTTGTCGAGGGTATGCGCTGGAATCTCACAAGGTACACAAGTGACCTGACCCTAGTTTGCTCGGCACTTTCCGAGACATACCCGCACAAAGTCTGGCTGCAAATCGCACCAACTCTTACATGGGCAGGTTATACTCCTATTACGGAAGAATGGATGGATCTATAAATGGCAACAACCACACCAAACTACGGCTGGCCAGTACCAACCAGCACTGATTATGTCAAGGATGGCGCAGTTGCCATTGAGGCTTTAGGCGATGCCATTGATGCAACAGTCTTTGGCCTGCCAACAGGCGCATTAACTTTAATTAAAACCCAAACTATCGGCACAACAGTTTCAAGTGTTGCTGTTACAGCTGCATTTAGCGCAACTTATGACGCTTACAAAATACTTATAACGGGCGGCGTGGGTAGTGCTGACACGGAATTACAACTACAAATGGGCGCAACAACGACAGGCTATGTAGACGTAATTTTTGGCGCTAATTTTAGCGGCTCAACGGCTGGACCTTATGCTGGTGGAACGTCAAGATTTAATAATGTTGGCGTAGCAAGAAGCACAAACGGATTAGACGCAAACATTGAGATGAGCAATCCGTTTTTGGCAAAAAACACTTACTCCAGAGCGACACGAATAAGCACAAATAACGCTTTTTGGTCTATTGGATATTTGAACAATACGACTAGTTATACAGATTTTACTATTAGCCCACTTAGTGGAACTTTAACAGGCGGAACAATTCGTGTTTATGGATACGCAAACTCTTAAGGGGAAATGATGACAACTGCAAAGCCAAACATTCAAATAGATGACCTAGTACGCGAAATGACCACCGAGGAACACACCGCATACAAGGCTCAACAAACGGCAAACGCGGCAGCGCAAGCCGAAGCCGAACTTATAGTAGCAGCGCGTGAAAGCGCACTGGCAAAACTTGCAGCGCTTGGACTAACCGCAGATGAGATCGCCGCGTTGTAATGTCTTCACCAATTAAGAATGGCAAGATCACAACTGCCTACAAAAAACTAGGCAAGATGTGGTCAAAGGGCTATCATACTGGCGTAGATTTTGCAGTGCCTATTGGCACACCTGTGCTGGCAGTAGCTGACGGCAAGATAGAAAACGCCAACTGGGGCAAGGCTTATGGCAATCAGGTTGTGCAAAAGGTTGAGGGCGGCTGGGTAATCTATGCACATCTAAACGCAGTGCGAGCCAAGCCCGGTGCAGTTGTCAAGGCTGGCCAAATTGTTGGCGAGTCTGGCAATTCAGGTAACTCCTCAGGGCCACATTTACATTTCGAATATAGGTCAGCGATAAAATGGTCGTCTGGCAAAGACTTAGACCCGAAAGCGATACTGGCATTATGAACAAAACACGCAACATCCTTTTAAGAATGGTGGCAGTCTTTGCTGCCTCAAGTCTGTCGGTCGTAGGCGCTTCAGCCGTAGCAGGTGTCGAGCCAGCCAAAGCGATTGTAATTGCTGGCATCGGTGGTGTGGCCGTTGTAATTGAGGGACTAGCCCGAGCATTCCTTAAAGATGGCAACCTGGATGATGCCGAAATCAATGACATTTTTACTGATGCAGATAAGAAGCTAGAAAAATGATAAGGCCACATTGTTTTAGATGAATAAACCCTGGCGAGTCGCGCTTGTCGCGCTCATCGTAGGGCTCACGATGTTTTTACAACCAACGAGTGCTTACGCCGCCGTAGGGTTTGCAAACATAACTTGTGAAGATCCAGACACAGGCGAGCAGGTGACACTGTTTAGGGGCTGGGATAATTTCAACGAGTACTTTGCGGATAAGGGCGACATCGCCCGGCATTTCTGTGAGGGTGGTTGGGCTGGTTACTACACAACTTACATCGGTGACGATTTACCAGCCAACGATCCACAGCGCTATTACGCAGGAATAGTCCCAGAGCCCACACCGACACCGACACCCGAGCCAGAGCCAAGCCTAGAGCCGACACCAACCCCGAGCGAATCGCTAACACCTGAGCCAACACCTACACCCTCCCAAAGCGAATTGCCAACGCCTGAACCCCCGCTGACAGTTGAGCCAATCCCTGAGCCAGTAGTTGAGCCAGAAATAGTAGAGCTGCCGACAATAGAGCCAGAGCCGTTATTAGAGCCAGTGCCAGAGATAACACTAGAAGCAATAGAACCCGAAACACTGCCCGAACCAATAGAACCACCCCTTGAAATAACCATAGAGCCAACACAGGAGGAATTAGTGGAAGCGGTGACAGATTTATACCCCGAGATTATGGAGGGCCTTAGCGTGGTCGAGGCAGTCGCCCTGGCTGAATTGCTGACAGAGTTTGCAGCTGACGAGGCAGTGACCTTTGAGGCCTTTGAGGAATCAGGCCTGGACTATGAGGATTTACCGCCAGAGCAGCCGATCATGTTGGAAAACGGAGTAATCCTTGAGGCACAAGTGGCCGATGCTATTGAGATTTTTAACACCGTAGATGAGTTACTGGAAACTATCTTTGCTGATCCCGGCAAAGCCATCTTGGCAGCTGCGAACATCGGGGCAGACATGACACCCATTGAGCGTGAGGAAAATCAAAGTGTAGTAGTTGGCGCAATCGTTGTGGCCAATATTGCAACAAGTGTAAGGAGAGTCAAGTGAAGTGGGTCAAGAAGTATGTGGCGGCCATAACGGCTGACACTTACACATATGTAGGGTTATTGATTGCCTTTTTTACCCTGGATGGATCAGCAAAAAAGGTAACAGGGCTACTAATAATTGTAGGTGTTGTAATCTGGATGGTGTCACTGCCACTGCGGGATGACGACACGCCCAAATGATTGCATCTTGTCCGAGTATGTCTTAGTCTGACCATAAGGAGATCACATGACCGAAAAGTATTTGACAGCCAAGCAAGTTGCGCAGCAGCTGCAAGTGTCTGAACGCACCCTCCGTAGGTGGGAACAATCAGGGCAGCTAAAGCCAAAGCGCATTGGCGGCGTTAAACGCTTTAAGGCCAGTGACATCGAAAAATAACAAAGGAGACAGGGCAAATGTTTTTTAACGGATTTACATT